AGACCTCTTCGTACGTTTATAGCTGCGAAGAAAGGTATGGACGCCATGGATGAGTACTTAGAGAACGTTAACTTCACTGAGGTAGATAAACAAGGTAAACTTAAGTTCACACCAAATCAGTTTATAGACAACTTGTCTAAAACAAACAAGGCCTATGACGAGCTATACAAATTGGAGAAAAGGGTTGAAACTGAACTGGAGAACAATACTGGTAGTAGAGGAACTTCTACGCTTGGAGATAAAGAAAATGCTTACGCAACTAAAGCAGGTTTTGTAGACCAAACAGAATGGGACGAATCGGGTAAGAGAGTACCTGAAGCTAAGACTCCAACCTTCTCAGACTTTGCTTCAGTACTCCAAGAGGCTGACCAAGAAACTAAAAACAACTAATGGGATTCCACGGACTAGTCAATACACAGTACTTCAAAGAAGCAGGACTTAACTTCTTCAAGAACGGAGGTAAGTACACCTTAGCACCGAGAGGTTCTATGGAGTACCACGAGTTTTGGAAAGAAGAAGAACGAAGATGCAGAGAAGGGTACTCTGTAGGTGACACTTGGATTACTGGTAGACACTACTGGCACTTGAACTTCCAACCTATGCAGCGTGTGAAGGACAACGTGCGAATGTCTACTATCATAGAAGATCAAACCCACAAAGGAAAGCTATCTCGTACAGTACAAAAAGAATTCAACTTTGGTTTCTTCTCTGAAATGCAGTACGAGTGGTGGAGACTGAAACACATAGCTTGGCACGGCGGAGAATTTATGGGGATAGTTTCACCTGGTGGTAAACACATGGTGTGTGGGAAAACAAGGGAAGCTGGTTTTTCTTTAATGGATGCTGCTGATGGTACTTACAACTACAACTTCATTCCTATGTCCAAGTCGTACTACGCTGTTTCAAAAGAGCCGTACTTAACAGACGATGGAATCTTAAATAAAGTGCAAGTAGGTTTAGACTGGATTAACGACATGTGCCCGTATTGGAAACAGAACAGACACAAGAAAAACTCCTTGTCAGATCACCACTTCAAAGCTTCTTTCATAGATTCGTTTGGAGAAGAGCGAGGTTCTATGTCAGAGATTATGGGTATAGTTATAAACAAAGACCCAAACAAAATCAGAGGTAAAAGAGGTATCAAGATAACTTTTGAGGAAGCTGGTTCTTTCACAGACTTAATGGCTACCCTAGAAATAGCTAAGGGTAACATATCTGCAGGTACTCAATACATGGGACAGATTACTGTGTTCGGTACAGGTGGTGAGGAAGGTCCAAGTATCGAAGGTTTAGAAACGTTGTTTACTAACCCGGACGCCCACGACTTTTTAGCACTTCCTAATATCTACGAGGCGGGGGCTTTCAACGAAAAGGTAGGTTACTTTGTACCTTGTTTTAAAACGAATTTCGCTGCCATAGACCAAGACGGAAACATAGACTATAAGAAAGCAATTGCCTTGGACGACGAAAAACGAGTCATGGCTAAGAAAGACAAGAATCCTAAAGCTTTAGATAGAAGAACCGCTGAGTACCCAAGAAAACCTTCAGAGCTGTTTCAACGTTTGCACAGAAACGACTTCAATGTAAACGAGATAGATGCACAGATTAGAAAGATTATAACGAACCCTTCTATAGCTAATATGCTAGTGAACGGAGATTTCGTCAGCGCCACAGGTGCTTATTCATTAGGAGGTTTAGAATTTGTACCAGATCCTGCAGCCAGACCTATAACTGCTTACCCACACAACCAAAAAGAAGATTTAAAAGGATGTGTAACTATTCTACAGAAACCTTACACAGACGAGAGAAATTTAGTACCTGATGGTATGTATGTAGTTGTATTTGACTCCTTCTATAAAGACGATGCTGAAGACTTAACTTCTTTGTTTGATATCAGAGTTTTCAAACAGTTTAACAGGTTTGACAACTCGTATCACAGTGTACCAGTAGCTTGGTTTACAGGTAGACCTAGTCTAACTAGGTGCTACGAAATTCTATTTAACTTGTGCAGGTACTACAACGCTAAAGCACAGGGTGAGATTTCAGGAGGTGGTCAAGGTGTATTAGACTACGCTAGACAAAGACATTTACTACACTTCTTAGAATACGAACCAGAGATACTTTCTACTACAGAAACTACAGGTACTAAAAAGAACAAGTCCTTCTTGATGAATATGAGTACTGACAGAAAACTTCTAGGGTTGGCTTATTTAGCAGAGTGGCACATGGAGCAACGTGGATTAGATTTAAACGGGCACCCAATTTACAACATACACCAAGTATACGACGTAGGTTTACTTAGAGAGTTAAGAACAGGTGGTGCTAAGAACGCGGATCGTATGTCGTCCTCACTGATAGCTATGTTTATGCTGAAAGAAAAAGTTTACCAAGAGCTAGAAGTGAAACAAGAAACGAACGAGTTTTGGACTAGAGAATTATTTCCTGGGGGTTCAACAGAAGAAGTTTACGGAGAGACTACCACTTTATACTAAAAAAAGTTTATTTTTGTCCAAACTTTTCGTATGAGCCAGAATCCTGAAAACATATTAACGAACGGAAAACCGTTACAGACTATCTCTTGGTCTGAAAAAATCAAGAAAGATAAGGAGTGGTTTAAAACTTCAGCTAATTACTTTATTAGTAGAAGTAAGTTTTACGGAGGCAACAGACTACGAGACGGTAGAGATTTGAAGGTACTCTACGATGCTTACAACGGAAAGTTTCCCTCTCAATGGTTTGACAATCACACGAACCCGCTCAATGCAAAAAAGCCAGAGCATAAAAAATTCCCGGCTAAGCTTAGGCCTGTTCCTATTCTAAGAACTAATCTAGATTTACTCATGGGCGAGTACCCAAGAAGACCGTTTATATACCAAGTGAACAACCTATCTGAAGATGGGTACTCTACGTTTCAAGAAAACTTAAAGAAAACAGTTTACGGAAACTTAACACAACACTTCCAAACAATACTTGCACAGCAGTTGATGCAAGAAGGTCTACTTACTGAAGATGGGCAACCTGCATCTGAAGAAGCTATAGAGCAAGTACAACAACGAATGGAAAGTCTAGAACTTCCGGACCAGTTAGTAGAGAAGTTTAAAACTTCCTACAAAGACGCTTTATCGATTAAAGGACAGAAGTGGATGAACCGTATTATTAAAGAAAAACAAGTACGCCAAAAACTAAACAAGTGTTTCAAACATTGGGTAATATCTGGAGAAACTTGCTCGTTTAAATCTATTGTAAACGGAGAGTTTGTGTACAGAAGTATTTCTCCTTTGATGCTAGATTACGACAAATCCCCAGAGTACGATATGGTAGAGGATGGCGATTGGGCAGTCTTCGAAGAGTTTGTAACTATCTCAGACGCTGTGGACGAGTTCTACCACGAATTAGACAAAGAAGAAATTCAAAAATTTGAGACCTACCCTATGTACCAGTCTCCTTCACACTTGTATGATCACTTGGCTATATCTTCCACGTCTAATAAAATACGTAAGCTACATATAGTTTGGAAAGGTAAAAAACTTATCAAGGTAGTTTCTAGACCAGGGCTCGAGGGTGATGAATTACTTGAAGTAGATGAGGACTACGAAATATCTAAAGAACTTGGGGAACAACTTGTAGACTCCTACTGGGCCAATGAGATTTACGAAGTCTCTAGACTAGGTAACGATGTGTACTTGAGAATGCAACCATTCCCGTACCAAAGAAATTCTATGAACAATATCTCCAAGACTAAACTACCTTACAACGGTAGACGAATGTCGGACTTACATTCAGAGAACGTTTCTGTTATGGAGCTTGGGATGCCTATACAGATTATGTATATTATAGTAACCTACACGCTAGAAAGAACGATAGCCCGATCGAAGAACAAGATTCTTTTAATGGACCAAAACGTTATACCAAACAAGAACGGTTGGGATGAAGAGAAGTTCTTCTACTACTCAGAAGCGTTAGGTTATGGGCTGATAAACAGAAACCAAATTGGGGTTGATAAGTCCTACAACCAGTACCAAGTAATTGACCTTTCTATGTTTGACGCTATCAAACAACTAATAGAACTACAACAACACTTGAAGCAAGAGTGGGATGACTTAATAGGAATCTCTCGTCAACGTAAAGGACAAACTTACGCATCAGATTTAGTAGGTGTAAACGAACGAGCAACTTTTCAGAGTACTGTAATAACCGACATGATCTTCAACCTGTTTGAAGAGTGGTGGGAAACAGAACTACAAGGTATCCTAGACTTAACCAAGTTCATGGCCTTGGACGGAGTTTACAAGCAGTGGAATACAAGTGATTTGACCAATGAACTATTAGAAATAGAACCTACCGAGTACTGCTCTGCAGACTTAGGGATTTACGTAGAATCTTCTTCAGAAGCTATAGCTATGAAGAACAAACTTGATTCTTCTATTCAAGGTTTAATCCAGTCTGGTGCCAAACCTTCTACAGTACTTCGTATGCTGAAAACAGAGAACATAGCTGAACTAGAAAGTAAACTTCTACACATAGAAGAACTACAAGCTAAAGCTGAACAAGCAGCTGCAAACTCTGAACAGGAAGCAGCGGCTATGGCAGATGAACGTAAAAAAGACTTCGCTCAATTTGCTGAAATGCTTAAGCGTGAAACAACTGATTTGGAGTATGACCGAAAAGAAGACTTGGAACATATCCAAGGTACCTACAACACATTCTCATTCCAAAACGGAGACGCAAATGCGAATGGAGAAGCAGATGCATCAGAAGCACAGAGAATTCTTTTGGAAAGAGAGAAATTACAAAGTACTTTTAACGACAAAAGAGAGCAGAGAGCTCACGAAACAAAAATGAAAAAAGAGGATCTAGCTATGAAGGAGAAAGAACTGAAGTCGAAAGAAAAGATAGCTAGATCGAAACCAAAACCGAAAACTAAATAGTTTATATATGAAGTTCCTTACACTTTACAGAGATGCCGGTGCAGCAAGTCCCGGCGGGCAAGCTGGCCCTAGTCTTGCTGATTTAGATAACCCAGATTTTGGTAAACCGCCAGCTGGGGATCCCCCTCCTCCAGATATTACAGACCCACCTGCAGGAGACCCACCAGTTGAACCTACTGAAGGTCTAGATGCTGATGGAAACCTTTTAGAAGGGTACGAACAAGCTGAGGATGGTACTATCCAAAGAATAGCTTCTACAGAAGATGACGACTCAGACGAAGTTACGCCTGAAGACTTCTACGCAGAAGTACAAGCTAAAACCAATATTGAGGTAGAAGTAGATTACCAAAATGTAGATCCTTTATCTGCAGAGGGTGTAGCCTTAAGAGAAGTTGCTTTAGTTAGCAAAGCTGAACAGGACTATGACGAGTACATACGTACTACAATGCCTAGAGCTTACGCGTACATGTTGCATACTAAAAACGGTGGTACAGACGAAGAGTTTTTCGCTGTAAAAAAAGTACCATTAGCAGACAAGGAAACTTTCTCTAACGACATTGAAGCGCAACGCCAGTTTCTAATTAGAGACTTGTTGTCCAAAGATGTACCTGAAGAAGTTGCTAAGTTGACTGTAGACCAGTACGTAAAAACAAACGTATTGACTGAAAAAGCTATGGGCTTGTATGAGAAGAAAAAGCAAGAAGAAACCGCTTTGCTTCAAGAGCAAATCAACAAAGACAACGCCCGTAAGCAAGACTTTGAAAACAGTGTGGCTACTCTTACTGGAGTAATCTCTCAAGGCATCGAAAAGGAAATGCGTTTAGTAATTCCAAACGATAAGAAGAAAGCGTTCAACGAGTTTGTTATAGACAATATTCAGCACGATGGAAAAGATTTCTTTCTAGCACAGAGGTTAAACCCTAAAGAAATTACTCCTGGTTTCTTGGAAGCGTTGTATCTTCAGTTCGTAAAAGGAGATGTTTCAGCGCTAATTAAAAAGGAAGCTAAGAGACAAACCGCACAGCGTTTAGGACAGCGTGTAAAACAAGATAAGGGTGCAAGTTCTTCTGGAAACCCGAACGAAAAACAAAACCAATTCATACCTTTGGGTCAACTTTAAAACTAATTAAAAATGAGCAGCCAAGTTTTCCCAGCGTACAAATTTCAGGTACAAGAACAAATAATCGATACAAAGAGTTTGCTTGATGAGCAAAACTTTTATCACCAACGTCAAGGCACTCCTTCTGAGTTGACTGCAAAGTTGACGTATATCTTAGGAGACTATAACAAAAGCTTCCCGTTGTCAGGAATGACAGTAGGCGGTGTAGGTTATGGCGTAACAAACACAACGAAAGAAGTCGATGACACTCAGTTCACTTATCCTGTTATGGGACGTGATACAAAAGTAGCTTCTGTTTCTGCTACTATTTACGGAGCAGGCGATAAACCTGGTATCGGAAATGCACCTTTCTACTTAACGTTCCCAGACAATTGGTTGAAACGTTTCTACGTGATCCAAAACCAATTTGGTACACAAGCTTACATCCAAAGCGATGGAGTTCCTGCACCAACGGGCGGGTTCACCTACCAATGTGTACTTAACCCTGCAGGCCCAGGCGATTACATTGACTACACAGAATGTGCTGTAGGTGTTAACTGGGTTCCAATTGCAGCGTTTGTTGCTGAATCAGAATCTAGAGGTACTGAAACAAACATGGTTATGCCAGGTAAGTTCAAGAACCAAATGAGCTTTATCCGCACAGGAATGTCTTGGGCAGGTAATGCAGCTAACAAGGTGATGAACATTGAGATGACCAACTCAAACGGACAAACTACTAAAGTTTGGATGGACTGGTTTATGTGGCAGTTTGAAAAGAACTGGTTACTAGACTGTGAGCACATGTACTGGTACTCTAAGTACAACAGAAAAACTGACGGAACAATTGCCTTGAAAGATATCTTGACAGGTAAAGACATTCCAACAGGAGCCGGTGTTATCGAACAAATCGGAAACAAAGACACGTACTCTAAATTGACTTACGACATTCTTGCTAACAAAGTAGGAGTTGCGTTATTCGGTCAGTCAGATTCTGGCGACATGAGTTTGACACTTATGACGGGTACAGGTGGTATGCGTGAGTTCGACCGTGCTATGAAAGATGCAGGAGCTCAAATCCTTGGACCATTCGGTGCAGGCGACATTGCTTCTAAATTCGTAACAGGTACAGGACGTAACTTAGCACTTGGTGGTTACTTCGATCAGTTTTACCACATCGACGGGTACACTATCAAGGTTAAGAAAAATCCTATCTTTGACATTGGTCGTGTAGCGAATGCTTCTCCTAAACATCCGTTGACAGGTTTACCTATGGAGTCTTACCGTATGGTGTTCTTGGACGACTCAGATGT